TATTCGATGAACTGGCGAGACTGCTCAGGGTTGAGAATACCGCCGTCATCGGTTGTGCTATCAACTACGCCTAGTGTTCCGTGTGTTGGATTGGAAACTTCACCAATACCACCTGAAACTACTACGCCTGCTGTAGCTGCTTTCTCTAGGATTTCGTCTGACATTTCTGTTTTCACCTCCTATTTAATTACCGATATAGGTCAGCGGATTTGAGGAAACGACCGCCCCACATCGACTTTTCGGTTTTTTCTTCCTGAACGATCCCGCCAAGATCGCCAGACTTGCGAACGGCTGTGTCAGCTTCTACAGCATCAACACGCCCTTCAAACTCTGTTACATTGCCTTTTACAGTTGTTACTTCCTCTTGTACGCCGTCTAGAGACTTCTTCATCTCTGCGACCTGCTCTGCAATGCCCTTAACTACTGCAGCTAGATCTCCTAGTGAATCTGCAACAGAATCCTTGATCTCGCTGACAGCCTTTGCCAAGTCATCTGTGCTGCCTTCTTCATTAGGAGTTGTGGACTTTTCGACTACCTCTTCAGTTGTGGCTTCTTCTGTCTCTTCTGCCTTTTCTACTGTCTCTTCGGCAGAGTCCTCAACAGCGTCCTCTGACTTCTCTACAGTCTCAGCATCTTCTGCTGTATCTTCTGCCTTTGCAACTTCTTCTGTTGTCTCGTCGGCAGCTTCCTCAACAGCTTCTGCTTCTACTGCAGCGTCCTCTGACTTCTCAATTGGAGCAGCCTCTTCTGAAGACTTTCTATTTAGAATTCCCACGTTATTTCCCTCCTTTTCAATATTTTCGTCAGCAATTGACTTGGCTATGTCTTCGTCAATCGCCTCATTTTTATCAGATTTTCCATCTGAAACCTTTTCAAATGATGTAATCAGGGACTTTACGACCTCTGCTTTATTTACATCGTTACTTTCTACAAAACCAATGTTTGTCATATGCTTGTTGCATTCTGGACAACCATATTCTGACTTGTCACTTAAGATAACATTGTCGCTTGTTGAGCACCAATATACATTTTCAAGGTAGTTCTTTTCTACCTTTTCTTCTGTAGCATTAAACTTTTGTACAGAGACAATGTTAGAGTCTGGATTTGCTGGATTATCAACAAGTGAAAGCTCATAAAGATCGTAGTCCTTGATTACCCGAACTGGCTTATCAAGTTGTTTGTTATACATTTCTTCTGAGTCATTGATGCTTCCACCAATTGAGAATCCAGTAAGAATACCTTCGTTAATTTTGTGCCAGGTATCTTCTGCACCTTTAGATACATAAACATCTACATAAATACCATTGTAAAACTGATCACTATTTTTATCAAAGTATTTGTCTTGCTTAAATGAAACAACCTTGCCTACTGCAAGTGGAGTATGTTGCTCACGAACATTTCCGCGAAACTCATCGAAAGCTTTTGCTGAGGCATCAGAATTTACAATATCGCCTTGTTTATCAATGCTGTCTGTTGTAGCCCAGCCTGAAACAATTCTTCTATCTTTATCTACCTTACTGATAGGCATACGGACGGAAATATTGTTGCCGTCTGTGCTCCAATAAGCTTTTTCAAAATTAGCCATATCAAACCCATTATATACTATATTTATAGTATTTTATCACAATTTAATAAATTTATGCAGTTATTCTACCTTCTCCGCCTGGATTTCTTCCAGTTTCTGTTGCGGAGGAGTCGGTAGCGTTATTTTGTCGTTCTGTATCTCTTTGTCTATTTCCTGACATTTGTGTTCTTGCTTCTGCTCTTTGCTGTGCCGTTAGTTCAACTGGTGACTGACCACCATCCCGTACAGGCATTCCCATTCTTTGTCTTACTTCATTTGGAACAATAACCTGAGTCTTAAGGTATCTTTCATCAATCTGGCTTTGTGTATTTTCATCTGTTAATGTAAATTCATTTAGCCTAAAGTTGAACATGTCTGTTTTTTCTTTTACTATTTTATTAATTACCTTTTCAAGTGTTCTTTGTGCTGGTCGTGCAACTTGCTCTTTAAATGTACGATCTGATGCTAGTGCAGCAGCAATAGACATTCCTTGCCCTCCACCAACTTTTGATATAGGTGTTTGGTGAGCCATAAGAATATCTTCACGATTAGACTTACGATACTTTTCGAATGAACCCTCTTGTACCCCATTTTCAATTGGCTCCATATTGAACTCTACCTTGTTATCTCCTGTGTCTCCAGGAAGTGGTATGTAGAGTGTCCTATGGCTTTGTCCTTTAAGTCCAGACTGAAGGAATCTAAATAGCTTGTCTTCTGCGTCTGTACTTAACTTTGCGCCTTTAAGAGTAACGATATATCGTGGTACTGCCTTATTCTCAAAGTAGTCAATATTGTAACGACCAGCGAGTGTGTCACCAACTAAAGATGTAGAGGCAGCCAAAATATCTGGGACACCATAATAACTATTACGAGGAGTATATTTCTTAATATGAATTAGCTCATTTGGTCGTGGATCTGTTGTTACATTGTTTGGTGTTTTTACATCCTGGAAATTTCTAAAGAATACTGTTCTTTGATTAACTACCTGAATATATCCGTCACGCTCTCTTCTAACACGAATAGTTGTTGCAGGGATATGACCAATATATCCTATTTCTCCAGATGTTGTTCTTCCTACCTCAATATATCCATTACCAGTTGCTTCATAATCAGTAAAAGCTTTTTCAAGAACGTGAGTCAAAGTATCTTCGTCATTAAGATCTTCAAGCCATTCCATAACAATGGACTTTGCTCTATCTGCCTTTCTTTGAGCACGCATTCTTTGATCATCGTTCCCAGCATCTTCAATTCTGTCCATAAGGGTTGGTGTTGCTTCTAAATGATATCCAAGGCCAACAATGTTTGATACCTTGGCATTTACTGCTGCGTGATTGGCAAAGTTTGTTTCATAGAAATTAGCGAGTTCATCAAGATTATATGGTGGAACAATAACGTCAAATAATCCATATGCAGTTGTAATGTCCATGTCTGGAATTAACTGCTTAGACTTTGCTCCATCTTGTCCTGTCCAAACTTTATTTAGTCTAGAAACACGACGCTTAAAGTTCGGATGAAGACCAGTATAGGACTTTACTGTTTCTGCATCAGCATTAAATGGGTCAAACTTTGATATCTTGTTTGATTGAGGATTGTCAATTCTTGCTCTACCCTCATAGTCGTCATTCTCCATGTGCTCTTAATCCTTTTGCTGCGTCATACCATGCACCCAAATCTGTTTCACTAGGAATATATCCTTGACTCATTCTGTCAATTTGTTCTGAATGCTCTTCATCGGTGATTCTTCTTACGCCTGCTTTAAATTCTGGCTTGCCTTCTGGAAATCCATAATAGGCTGCGGCTTTAGTAATTTTAGCCATTGCCTGAATATCTCCATTACGAGCAGGAATATTCATAACATTTCCATTTCCATCACCAGCAAGTTTTCCGTTGGGAAGTTTCCAGACATAAATTCCATCGTCACCTTGCTTTTCTATTACAGTTAGCTTTGGACTAGAGGATGCCATGTCAACAATTGTACCATAATTAGCATGACTCAGCTAGTTTTTGACACTAGATAGGTCACCGATATCAACTATTTCGCAAGATCCCGCAACACAGCTTAGCTCTTGTGATCCAGTTGTACCGTCTTCTGTCTCGTACACAGTAAGCATTTCCCATGGAATATTGTTAGGCATACCCTTTAGTGCCTCTTCATACTCCTCTTTAGTACAAGATTGATATGGTGCTTGCTTGTAGGAGTGCTCAACTGCTGGCAAGAATGAAACCCCACCAATTTGGTCAAAGTTGTCATACACCCATGCTCCTACGCTCATCCACTCGTCTTCATGAACATTGATGGTTACAGATGGGTTGTGCTCTGTCCAATGATTACGATAGGTCTTCCATAGTTCTAGGTGATCAATGGCTGAGATATCTTCTGTAACTACCGCGTTCTTTGGAGCCTTGACAGGGAAGTAGAAAACAGTTGTATCCTTTGGCTTCATTACATCTGGCTCATTTGGAATACCACAATCAATAAGGAACTTAGTTAGTGGATCTTTGTTATCTCCACGGACTGATCGAATGTAATGCTCTGAATACCATGGGTGAATACCGCTTGATACTCCTGTCAACTGAGAAACTGTTCCAGAAGGCTTAACGCAGGTAACAGACATAGACTGATTGATGCCAAGCTTTTCTGCTTCCTTCTTATTTGTTTCTACTGCTGATTCACGGAGATTGTCTAGCAACTTAGATAGATTGTCACTATTGTTTGAAGTTAGTTTATTTCCATAAATACCTGTGAGAGATACACCAAGAAGTCTTTCCTCTTCGCAGTTATCCTTCCATGACTTACGAACGTACTTAAAGTTTGTAAGAGTAGATTGCCAGGTTCCAAAAATAGAAGCAAGCTCTACCTTTTTCTTAAGATCTTCTTCTGTGTCAGATGCTTCAATGATGACCTCAGTTAGATTACAGAACTCGTTAGGTCGTAGAAGAATCTCACCACATGGGTTTGTTCCTGCTACCTTAGAAGAATCACGACGACCAAAGCTATCAATGTGCTTGCGAACGCTATCAAGGTTATAAATTCCTCGTTCCCCTGATTTTGACTCATAAAGGTTTCTCCACTCACGCAAGAATTGCGCTGTATTTGGCTTCATGTTGTAAACAGCAGAGTTATTTGCTAGGGCACGTTGCCCTTCATTTTCCCACCAGTTTCCGCTCTTTGCCTTTGCCATTTCAAAGTCATCAAGATTGGATAGTGAGATAAGTGCGGAACGACGAACGCCGCCTACAACAACTACTTCTCCTATTTTACACATAATATCGTGTGCTTCAATTGGCTTAAGCTTACGGCCTGCTGCATTTCTAAATACATCAACAGTGAATTGGAATAGCGCATGTAGTGGCTCTGGGCCTGACGCACGACCGCCAAAAGTCTTAAGCCTTGCTCCTGCTGGACGCACTTTTGTCATGTCCCAATTAGGGATCTGTCCTTGATACAAAAGAGCAACAAGTTCCTTGTATGCCTTGGCCCAACCAAGCTTAGAGTCTTCAACAACAATAGTTGTTTCTGTTGGGAATAGTTGTTCTGCTACAGCAGGTAGTTGATCTGTGTACTTCTGCTCAACACTAAATCCAACACCTGTTCCATTCATCAAGATATACATTGCTTCATCAAAAGATCTTGGACTATCAACAGCAATGAATGAGCAGTTATAAGCAGCAATGTTGTCGCGCTCAAGTGCTGGTCCTGCAGTCATCATGGCACGCATGGAAGGCATGATCTTGTGATTGATAATGGCATTACGAACATCGTCAAAAATTGGTGCATTATTTTTATATCCATAGTTATTGACAAGATGATTCTTCATGAAGTTCATAAGTCTATCGACTGTTTCCACCCATGTCTCTCGCCTGTTTTCTTCCTCAATCCACCTGGCGTATCTGCTGATGTGGATGAAATTTCTGTAGTGATCGTTGATAGATCCTTTATCGTTAATGAGAGACAATTAAAAACACTTCCTTTGTTAGAATTATGAGTGAGATATAATTCTATCAGAATTTTAAGGAGAGTCAACATGGAACTAACAATTCAAGAGGTACATACTTATAACAATTTGGTAAACAATGGTGAGGCAGAACCTCTTGATTTACCTGGCTGTGACACAAGTGAATTCGGGGGACTGGTGATACCTAGACTAGATGACAATGATCGTGTATACTTCTACGATCTTGCGTCAAATACACATGTCTACCCAGGAATAAACACAGTAGAAAAAATCAAGAAAGCTATTGACAAAGTAAAAATCAAGGAGTAAACTGTAGGGTGGTTTGGGAGGGGAAGGTATTACTAATAAATAACTTTATAGTATTTAGTATATAAATATATATAGAGAATTTACACATCTTTGAGACATTTCTGCTATGTACATTTGACATTTCTCCTGATATTCTGTATTCTTAATAAGTTGCCGCCGTCAGGAGGAAACATGACGAAAACGAAACTACTAGGAGGTATTGTGGGAATTATGATGTTGTTTGCTACCCCTGCTTATGCCTCTGATGCGGTGAATGCTAAGTCATCACCAACTGCGACGGTTAAAGTCGTATACCTTAGTCATGAGCATAAGTATGCTAGGTCTAAGGATGCTGACGATATGAAGGGCTATGAGCCATCTTTGTATCGCGGTAAATGGTTCGATAACAAATGGGAAAATTCTCGTAAATGCATTATGAAGCGTGAATCCCGTTTTTCTTATCGGGCTGCCAACAAATCATCCTCTGCTCGGGGAGCCTATCAATTCTTGGACTCTCAATGGAGAGATGGGCTTGTCTGGATGATGTTGAAGGAATCCAAGAAAACAAAAGATGGTTTATCAGCCGAAATCAAGACTTTGTTTGATAAACCTATTCATAAATGGTCACGGTACTATCAAGACCGTGCTTTTTATACCGCTTGGCAAAATGGCAAGGGTAAGAAACATTGGTATTACCCTGGTCATAACTGTTACTAAAAGATTAAGCGGGGCAGAAACCTAATTTATAAGGTGGCAACATTCTGCCCTGCTTTTTCTATTGTTCTCTAATTTGATTTATTACTTCGTCCCATTCAGATCTACGAACTTCCATTGTCTGATATTTTTTAATGCCTTCTAGATTTCTCTCTATGTCTTCTTTTCTTGTATTTGGATTTAAAAACTCCTCTGAATGCTGTAGCCACTCGTCTTGATTTCTTGCCACTCTTCCTACCCCTTGCCGCTCTAAAAGCTCGTATTCTGGACTCCAGGACGCTATAAATGGCACACCCGCTGCAGCATATTCCAATCCCTTGATGGAAGACTTTGCATGATTAAAGCCAACATCGTTCAATGGAACAAGACCAACATCCATTTTTCTAAAAAGACTTGGATAATTACTAATTTTTTCCATAGGTTGTTTTGTTGATTTTACAGATTTTGGAATTCCTAATTGATTTCTTGCTTCTTTTGCATTTTTAATTGCTCCAGAGTGGTGAAATGTTAAGTGATTTTTTTCTAAGAAATTTCCAAACCATGGTGATAGTTGCTCAAGATCATTAGACCTCCAAGGTGTTGCCCCTACCCAACCAAACTGAGGCAACCAACGTGAGTGATCTTTTCTTTGATTCCATCGTGGTAAGTCTATGCCATTACGGACCATGTATACATTCTTATACCCCTTTTCATTTTTATAAAAGTCATACAAAAACGGGGTAGAAGTAATAATAGCATCAGCATTTTCAATAATGTACATATAGTGATCACGATTATTTCGTGGATTAACTTCTGGATCTGTCATTTGATATGCAAGGTTTGATTTAGCCAGCCCCTCAAACCAGTCATCAATATCTACTACTATTTTTTGTCCCATCTCTTTTGCTTTATCAATTTTTTCAGCTATTGAACCAAGCATTATAAGTTTTAAAACAATAACATCCCACCCATGTATTGCTTTGTCACCTTTTACAAGCAAACCTAGACCATGATCGTCATTCCACCCTGGAAAGCCCATTCCAGTTTCCCAGCCAGCCTTTTCAAGCTGCTTCATTGGCAACCAACATCTATACCAGGCGCACCCGTTTGGTTCTACGGGAGGGCTTGTAATTGTAAAGTCATATGTTAAAAATGATACTGTTGGTTTAGCCACATTTTTCCAATCGTTTGTCATATTCTACTACAAAAAAGTAAAATATGCTAGACAGGAGATCCTTCAAAAACTTCCCATTGAACATTTGTAAATACATCTGCACCATTTGAATACAAAGACATGGTAGAAATATCTTCAGTTACTGAAACTGAAAGACCGACTTGATTTTTATATTCCACGTCTCCATCAATTGTGTATTCATTTGGAACTAGGATGGTTGTTGCATCGGCCCAAGCTTCAGTTCCAATGCCTCCAGGACTTTCTATATCTTGCCAAGAATTACTTACGCTAGTTTCTGGATCATAAGAAATCTGCCACCATTTTTTAAACAATTGTTTAGAAATATCATTTACTGACTGTGTGTACCTATACTCTCCAATGTTGTTAAATACCATTCCAGAATACAACTCTATTCTTCCAGTTACGTTGTCAAACTCTATTGGATCAAGCAAGGATATATTTATTCCAGTCCACTGTCTTGGGTAAAATATCGGATTTTCTACTTTATGAGAATCTTGATAAAATATTAAGTTTTTGTATTCTTTTCCAGTTCTGTAGTCATATGCCACAAGTTTTGCTCTAGTTTTATTAGATTCTGGTTGCAAGTAAAAGTCAATGTCTACTGTATCGCTTTTTATTTTTGCAATTTTAAAAGGAGTTTCTGGAAACGTTGCGAGAGGATACCTTCCCCAAAATTGCATCCCACCAGTTTGATAGTCGGCTTCCTTGTTTTTATTGATAGGAAGAAGGACTCCTCTTTCATATTGTGAATCATACGGATTTACATAAATTCCAGAATATTCTGTAAGATAAAGGTATGGTGCTGTTTCTTTAAATATAGTAAATGGATTTTTATTTTTATAATTAAACAAATAATTTGTTCTTGCAAATGGATACATATCATTTGCATACTTTGTACCAATTGGATACCCCGCTGTTTTATCAAAGGCCAATGAAGCAAGCTCTATTCTTTTTAGTTGCAAGTTTTTGTATAAAGTTCCACGAATTTTAACTTCTAGATGCAAGCCTATGTAATAGTCTTTAAAGTCTGGTGTTTTTGGTGGAAAGATTATTGTATTGTCGCCAACTTCGTATTTAGTATTTTTATAATTAGAACTATCAAATTCTACAACATTGTTGTACGATATATCATTTATGTTTACAAAACTTGAATAAGACTTCTTACCAACCTCGTCACTTGTTTGGAAAGAAACAAAAGCATTGACATTTGAATCAAATCTAGTATTTGGTATATCTCCTGGTAGCTCGTTCTTTAGTTCTAGATAATTTGCACATCCAGTCAACAAAATATCTGACAGACTTGTGTAGGTTCCATACGATAATTTTAAAGCACCATATGTTAAGATTTCATTTAATGTTTCATCAACAATAGATTTCTTGGGCATATCTATATTAAGTTGAAGCATATCTAAATCATAGTTTTCTTCTCCATATTCGTTAGTAACATATTTTCCAAAAAATGAAAGGGGCTGATAATCTTCCCAATATCCAGTAACTCCGATATCAAAATCTACGATATAGTCTTTTTCTGATGGAAGAAGAGAATAGTTAGCTATGTATTCTATTAAGTCTCCAGCAACGTTAGATGTGCCAGATATTTGTTTTATAAAGGAATTTTCAAAATATGTTGACAAATCTTTTTGATAAAAGAATGCATTGTTAAAATGTACAGCATATATTCTTCCACCAAACGCTGCATCTTCGTATCCACCGATGTTTAACGATATATTGTCTAGTGATGAGAAAAAGCTTCCTATTATAGAATATTTTGAAGATTGAATATCCTTGATATTGAGTCCAGCAACAAAGTATTCTGCATCATCAATTTTTTCATTGTACAAAACAGTTTCTACACCAGAAGAAGAATAAAAGCTATAGGTAAGCCAATTTAGTTTTAAGGTTACCCCTATTCTTTCTCCAGTAGACTTGTTTCTAAAATGAAAAATTGGCTGATCAAGAACTGCAGAATTTGGAGATTTAAAAGCACCAGAAACAGATTCTAATCTTTCATCAAGTATGTTTATGTTGTCATAATAAATGCTAACGTCTGAATATAAAATATCTTCATTAAGAAATATTTCGTGCGTTTCGTTATACCAAGTATCAGAGGATAGGCTTCCCCAGGTATTTGTTCCGCTATTGTATACTTGATTCCAATTTAGAAATATTTCATATTCATAAAGCGGCCTCATTGTTAAATATGTAAATTGATCTGTATCTATATCGTTTGCCCTTTTATTTTCACTATACCAATCAAAAGCATTAAGAAATCTTGAATTTCTTTTTAATTGAAATTCTGGAAGTTTATATTCTGGACTGATTAAGTGTGTAGATGTTGCTCTCAAATTATTTGTAAATCCAGACCTCCAAGAACTTATATCTGGGTATATAGAGTTTGCTGCGTAGTTTGCAAATGGATAATCAATAAGGTACGAGTTTGCAGAGTATGTGTCACTTGACAGATCGGTATTTTTAACACCTTGACCAAACACAAACCTTCTTTTAGCCATTTCTAAAGGAATTGCGTATGGAAAAATTGAAAGGCAGTCAATTTCAAGCGGGTTAATAAAATCACTACCGTATACGGCTATCCAGTCTAGATCATCCCCATTTGAG